TAACACAGTAGCAACTGTAGGAGAACATACTAAGAAGTTAGCACCTCCACGAAGAGTTTTCTGGTGGATGATGTTAGACAACTTTTGCATTTTAGTTCCTAAAGTTTGGAACCACTGACCTTGAGTGTTGTAGAAACCTAAATCAACAGAGAATGCAGTGCCGTTAGCATCGATTGCTTTGTTGTTTTGAGCTGACCAGTACTCAGTACCAGCAGATGCAGAATCAATCAACATATCAAGAATTTCGAGGTCGATTTCTAAAGAAATGTACTCGCTCATGATAGAAGTCAATTCAGCTTCAGCGTCCAATGAGTGGTAAGCGTTCAAGTCTTGAGCGAACTCAGGAGTCCAAACTGCTTTCAACTTACGAGTCTTAGCTACGATAGCTTCAGACTTCATCTGAACATTGATCTCAGGAATTGAGAATGAAGATGAGTTAAGAGCATTAGGGTTAGCGTTACCAGCTTCGAAATCACCTCTTTCTGAATCAGTAGGCTGAAGAGAGTAAGTGATTGAGTAATTAGCACCAGTAGGACCAGTGAAAGTACCATCTAAATTAGCAGTAGGAGCTACGAATACGAGGCTACCACCTGACAATTTAGTAAAGGCAGGAACGTTATCAGCAGCAGCTAATGAACCAGAAGTAAGGATGAAAGCTCTTACAGCTTCAAGATCTACATCAGGTAAAGAAGCAGTAGTTACAGATAATGTTTTGTAATTACCAAATGAAGCTGAGTAATCAGAATCGAAATTGAAAGTAGCCCAAGAAGTTGAACCAGTAGTTACAGAAACAACTGATGAGGTGTTGTTGATTGAGTAACCAAAACGACCAGCACCGTAAGCACCACCTGTGTTAGTGTTACCGAAAGGTAAGTTACCGCCAGTAGCACCGTACATTGATTCACCTGAAGTGAAAGGAGACTTAGTAGTTCCGTATTGGAAATCTAAGTAGAATACAAGACCTGAAGGTAAGTTCATAGGCTGTACAGAAACGAATTCTTTAGCAGCGATTTGACCAAATACCTTACGTACCAAAGGCAAAGCTACGCCAGCCCATTGAGCACCAGTTCCCGCAGTAAATGAACCAGCAAGAGCACCACCGCCCGTGTTTGATTCTTCCATTACCAATTGCTTGGCTTGGTTTTCAAGGATCATAGACATATTGTTCTTAGAAGTCTCGTTTTCAAGACCTTCTAACAAACCTGTCTTTTCCCATTTTCCGGCTAATCTAGCGGCATCGCTCTGCAATGACTTGTATGGATTAGCACTTTCCAAAAGAGATTGTAATTGTGACATTGTTTTTTTTGTTTTTTGTTTAAATTTAAATAATTCCAGCTAACTTTTTAAATCTATTTACCATTTCATTTGATTCTACAATAGGTTGTTTAGCTTCTTTAACTAAACCTGTTGCTTTAGAAGCAGAACCGATAACGCTTTCGTTTACGGTCTTTTTAGCAGATACGAAATTCTCATTGATCGTTTCGAATACTACTTTTACTTCTGAAACATTTGCGGCTTTGTCAAATGCGCCTAAAACTTTTGCCTTTTGTGATTCAGTCATGTTTTTAGACTTAAAGATTTTGTTTGAGTAAAGGAGTTTAGCGTTCAACAAATTAATTTCGTTAAGTTCAGATCTTAATGTTTCGATTGTAGCGTAAGCTTCATCAAGTTCTTTTTTAACTTCATCCATTTTGTCTTCACCTTCTTCCATTTCCTCTTTTTCTTCAGCGAGTTCAGTTTCTTCAGCGTCCATGTCCATTTCGATGTCCATTTCTTCTCCTTCACCTTCTTCGCTTTCTTCGCCTTCCATGCCTTCACCAGCTTCTAATTCGCCAGCTTCAACCATGTCAGCGATCACATCTTCGATGAATTTCTTCAGGTCGTCTTCGGACATATCTTCAAGGTCGATTTCTTCGTCTTCGTCGCCTTCTTCAGTTTCAGTTTCTTCCTCTTCGGCTTCAACTTCTTCTTCAGCTTCTTCAACTTTTTCTTCTTCCTCTTTGATTTCCTCTTCGCCTTCAGACATTTCATCTTTTTCGAGTTCAGCTAAAATTTCATCCAAATCCATCTCTTCATCTACATCATAAGCTTCGTCCATTTCGTCCTTAGCTTCTTCGATAGATTCATCAACTTCTTTTTCTGAACCTTCAGCTACAGTCTCATCGAGTTCTACTTCTTCTTCCATTTCCTCTTTTTCCATTTCTTCTAGCTTGCTAGCGAACATGGCTTGGAGTTGAGGAGAAAAAGCTTCTTCTAGAGCTGCTTTTGCGTTTGCAATGGCAGATTCTTTAACAGCCTTTGCATCAGCGATTGCTTCTTTCAAGAAATCTCTGTTCATTTTTCCTAAATTTTTGTTGGGAAACTACGTTTATTCTAAGAAACGTAATGGGGGGTTTTACTTTAAATAAAAAATACCATATAAGGGATGGCATATTGACAGTAATACGTATATGAAAATCTTTCAAAGTCGCAAAAGGAAAGAAAGACCCGTAAGCAGTTCTTATGGTATGCTTACGGGCACATTTATGCCTAAGGTAGCAGGCTTCTTAAACAATGGGGCAAGCCCCATTTGAACATAAAATTTCAGTTACAATAGAATTAACTTTTGTATACTTGTTTTGTTTAGAAAAATCTAAACCTTCTTTTACTAAATGCATATATGAGCCAGGGTTGGAAGGGGTTGATACGAAGTCCCAACACAACAATTCAAAGTCATCTTGTACTTCCATCAATTCACCTACTTGTTTTAAGGAACCCATTCCTCTAGAAGATACCCCAACAGTTATTCCACTTTCAATGAGCGCTTTGAGAATATTACCTGATGGGGTAGGCAAGATCTCGATCTTACCTATAACATTATCTCCGTCCCACCACATATCTTTAATGTTATGAGAAACGTTTTTAAGGTTGATTACTGAGGATTCGGGGTGATCCAATTCACCCATAGCTCTATTTTCTTTAACAAGATTGTTATACTTATCGATTTCTCTTTCCCATAGATCTTTAGAGTAGTAACGCCCATTGCCGTTTTTTACTTCGGCGGTTGCTAAAATACCTTCCACAATTGGATTACCTCTATCAGAAAGTTTACCCTCTGTCAATGACACAGGGTTTACTTTAAAGAGTTGGGTTTCGATGAGTACTTTTTTCATTTTGTTTTTTTAGGATGCTATATCGTTAATAGAATATGTGTGTTTACTACCTTTAACGTAATCTTTACCTAAAGTTGTTGTTATTTCAGTATTAGTGTATTGTAATTCTCCAACAAACTCATCTCCTTTTAATTCTACTACTTCAACTTCATAAGGAGCTAAACCAGTCTTGTTAGATTTAACTTTAACTACTTGTCCAACTTTTAAAGAATCAGAATTAGCACCTTCGTCTACTACTTCTTTTTTCTGGTATTTTTTACCTGAAGCTTTTTCGTAGAGTTTTTCTAAATTAAGTTTCTTTTTTTCTAAAAGACTAACTTCTTTTTGAAGTTCTTTAATTTTCTTTTTATCAACTAATTCAGAAAGGTTTTCATCTTCTGAAATCATAGATAATCTTTGTGTTTTTGATTCGATGATTTCTTCTAATGCATTAATTTGAGCTTCTAAAGTAAACACTTTACCTGCTTTTTCAATTTCAGCAAGTTTAGATTCAGTACTTTCTTTTTTTACTTTTTTCTTCTCAATTTCTTCACCTTTTTTAACTCCAGCTCCATAAGCATCTTGCTCACCTTTATCTTTAGCAGCAACATCTTTTGAACCTTTGTCGTCACGTTGGAATTCAGAATAACCTTCCATAATATCCAACAAATTAATTCTACTTTCGTTCATAGGGACTTTTTCCATTTTATCAGTCTTTGAAGCTTTTAAACCAGGTAACTCATCTGTGTAACCTACACCTTTTTCTCCAAATTGACCATCTTTAACATAATGTAATTTGTCTTTAGCTAAATTTTTAGCTACGATTTCTTTCAATTCGTCTACTGATTTGTCAGCATTTTTAGGGTCTTTCATTTCAGTATAATATCCTTCTAAGAATGCCTCACCAAATAGATTATCTATATTTTTTTCATCTTTATAGTCGAATCCTTTTTCTTGAACATCTACAACTTCTTTAGAAGTTTCTTTTTCTACTGCTTTTGCTTCTTCAATATTAGTATTAAAAATTTTAAACCAATCAGGATTTGGGTTACCTGTGGTTACAATTCCTAAACCTAAAGCAGATTCTGAGATGATGTGGTTATGTTTTAAACTAGAGATAGTTTCGTTTAAGGTAGCAGCATTACGAACAAAGCCAGGGAATTGTCTTTTAGCGTCTTTAACAAACACTTCAGCATTGCCCTTACCTTCTTTAATTAAGTTATACTGTTCTTGTAATGTTTTTTGTTTCATTTTGTTTATAAATATTAAAAAATTTATGTTCCTATAATTCTTCAGCCTTTAAATATAAAGTCGACCCAGACACATACACATTAGGGATATAAACAATTTCCCCACCTTC